TGATGAACTGATGGCCAGAGCCTTACAGGTGGCTCGGAACAAGCTACTTGAGAGGGACAAGCAGATAGAGACCATGAAGCCAAAGGCAATATTCGCTGATGCGGTTGCAGCAAGTCATACATCAATTCTGATCGGAGACCTTGCAAAACTGATTAGCCAGAATGGTGTGAACATCGGCCAGAAGCGTTTGTTTAAGTGGTTACGTGATAACGGCTACCTCATCAAGCGTGAGGGCTCAGATCGGAATATGCCAACTCAGAGGAGCATGGAGATGAAACTGTTTGAGGTGAAGGAAAGCACCATAAGCAATCCAGACGGCTCAGTCAGGATCACTAGGACACCAAAGGTTACAGGCAAGGGACAGCAGTATTTTGTGAATAAGTTCCTTGCTATCTGAAAGGAGAGATCACATGACAGAATTTGAGATAGATGCAATATTCAACACCATCTGCCGACCTGGGCGGGTGGTGAAGATACTCACCAGGTGTGGGAAAGAGGAGAATGTCCCTATAAGGGCTTGGAAGTGCTGGACGATTATCAAGATATATGAACACCACGTACTTATGAAGAGTGAACAGGGCTACAAGGAGAGTTTCAGCAACATAGATATAAGAGAGATGATTAGGAAGGGAGAGATACGATGGAGATAGTACCAGAGAAAGTAGAGATTTGCAAAACTTGCAAATACAGATATAAAGACGAGTCAGAGGAACCATGCGCACACTGTACCAAGAATGCGACGGATAACTATGAGCCAATGACCAACGGCGACTACATCCGGTCGCTCAGTGATACAGAGTTGGCACAGATTGTCATGTGTCCAAATGAGGTTGGATTTGATGAGGTTGTTTGCCAGAGGGATGAGCAGCATTGCATTGAGTGTACCCGCAAATGGCTTGAGGCGGAAAGAGAGGTTGAGGAGTAATGGCAAAGGTATCAGAGGCAACAAAACAGGATCCAAATTGGATAAGAGCATTTGAAACATCAAAACAGCTTGGGGCATGCACATATCCGGCTACATGGGTATTGAACTTTATAAATGAATGGAATGCAGCTGTGGCAAGGCTGAGAGGATAGGAGTGTGGGAATATGGAAGAGAGAGAAGCAATAGCCAAATTAAAGGAAACAACAGATTATAGATATTCACATTATGCCTATGTGAATGATACCGGAAAGGCATTTGATATGGCGATAAAGGCACTTGAGAAACAAGGACTAGAGAAACGTAAGTCAGAGAAGTCGATGAGAATTGAGACTGAAAAATTTATTGAGGAGCAGCCAACAGTCTATGATGTGGACAAGGTTGTTTCAGAGCTACAGGACAAGTCATTTGAAAGGTACGGCAATCAGGGCATGGGCGGAGAGCTGGTGGTCAATCTTGATGATGCTGTGGAGATCGCGAAGAGAGGTGGAGTGGATGAAAGTAAGTGAAATAAAACCGAATATCCTATGTCTTGAATACAGACAGGAAGAGGGAGATCCAGATTATGGCTCATGCTTATGGGCAAGATTTATGTTTAATCTTGACAGGTACGAATTAACAATTACTTCCGATTGTGGTAACTACGGATACAAATGGTATGAAACACCATCAACAGAAAGCTTTCTAGAACTCATGGCGAGATGCGAGTCTGGATATATTCTTTATAAACTTTATGGTAATGAAGATGTTTTCGACTATGAAGCTACAAAGAAGCAAATATATGATTACTGGAGCGAAGAAGTAGAGGATAGGGAAAAACTTGATGATATATTCCAGGCAGTAGAGCTATATGGATACCCGGAAAATGAAAGTGAGTTTATACGGGTATTTACAGATAACAGCGATGATCTTTGTGATTATTTAGGGCTGATAGTACATAGATATCCATCAGATATTTTGAAAATTTCGCAAATTTTTGATGAGTATATCAGGCCTAAAATCAAAGAAATAGTTAGCACACAGAAAAAAGGAGAGTGATACATAATGGCCAAGTGGAATATAGGCACAGTTCCCAAATGTGAAAAGGGAACTACTTCAGATGAGGTTCTTGTAACGATAGAAAAAGCCTCAATAATAACAGGTGAAATATACAGTCGAGTTGTTAAGGCGGTATATATCCCACATCACAATTGTTCGTTGGAAGATTTAGAATGGAACGTGGATGATGATATCTTAGATGGGTGGGAGTATACAGAAAATGGTATTTCTTGGTGGATCCCACAGGGCTGGTATGAAGTGCATGATTATTGTGATAATTACGAATACTCAAAGATTACAGATAAGGTAGTAGCCTGGAGAAAGTTGCCAAAACCTTATGAACAGAGAAAGGAGATTATATAGAATGGCATATGCAAGCAAATGCGATAGATGCGGCGGGTTCTATGACCTGCCGTTTGAACACGGAGCAGCAATAAGGGCAAGGATAGTTGATGTGTTCGATGATACAATAGAGACAAAGGATTTATGTTCAGACTGCATGAATGAGCTCCACAGATTTCTTGACGGTGCAGAGCTCAATGATCCGGAGTGATAGAGGATAAAGGGCAGATAGGATTCAGAATGAAGATGGATCCAGACAACCATTTGATGAACAGATTCATGCGGAAGGAGTAGAAGTATGGCAAAATCAGATAGAAAGCTACACGAAGCAAGAATGGCGGGTGCTGCATGGCTGATGAATGTCATCAAGACACAGGGCATGGAAGCAGCGGAGAAAGAGCTCAAGACTAGAGGTGCTGTGTTCATTCCGCTTGAAGTCAACCAGAAGCAGCTTGATGAGTCAGTATATAAGATCAAGTTAAATACGATAGACACGATTTTGATTATGTCCTGCATGGTCTTACGTGATGAGTTCGATTTTGGACAGAAGAGGCTTGATAGGTTCTGTGAAAGATTTAATTCAAAGACAGAGGCTATATGTGATGGGGATATCATATGGGATGATCTTATACAGACTTTGAAGGAAGAAACAGGTTTGGATTTCACCATCCGGGAGAACAAGTAGGAGGTGAGGCGGTGAAAGCGAAAGAGTATCTAAATCAGGTCAAAATGCTTGAGGATTACATGGACAGGTTAAGCAATGAATATTTCAAGATGAAAGAACTTGCAATGAATCCGGGTGGATTTGACTATTCAAAGGAAAGGGTACAGTCCAGTGCCGTGGCAGATACTATGAGTCGTACAGTTGGCAGATATGTTGACCTTGAAACTGAGATGAATGAATGCAGAAAAACATTTGAAGATTTCCGGAATAAAGCAGTTCACCAGATGTGTCAGTTGTGTAATACGAAGTATACGGAGATATTGTATCAGAAGTACATAAACTATAAGTCATTAAAGGATATTGCAGAGGAGATGGAATATTCATATGACTGGATAAGACATGCTCATGGCTGGGCTCTGCAGGAGTTCCAGCGGACATGGGGCGATTATCTAAAATCCGACACATTCATAACACACTAAGAGCATTGCACAAACACATGGTCATGCTTTAATATAGACCATGAAATATTGATTCATAAGGGACATGACCGTTTGCCATTTCGGTTGTGTCCATTTTCTTATGCCCAGTGGTTAAAATGTAAACTCCTAAATCGTAAAATGTGAAAATGTCGTTATTGATTCTCTCCCCCACTGGGCTATTTTGTTTGAGGTGTGAGATATGAGTAAGATTAAAAGATTCGAGGTTGTGAGACCTGAATATAGTTTTGAATATATACATCCGATACTTGGTAGATTGGCTTTACCAATGGCCATGATAAAGGTGATGGTTAAGTGCACTAAGATATATAAATTTCAGCCAACTATAAAGTTGGGTGGAGAGGTAAAGAATGTATGTAAACCGCTGTACAAGATTGTGATTCCGAAGAGAGTGAGAAAGAAAGTATAGCTTCGAACCTATATCGAAGCTAGGAAGAGGCAGATATGCAGATTGAATATGTTGATATTGATAAGTTAATACCATATGCCAAGAACGCAAAGAAGCATCCACAGGAACAGATTGAGCAGATAAAGCAATCCATCAGCGAGTTTGGATTCAATGATCCGCTTGCAATCGACGAGAGCAACGTCCTGATAGAGGGACATGGAAGGCTCTTGGCAGCCAAGGAGCTTGGATATACCGAACTGCCTTGTATAAGGCTTACGGAGCTCACAGAGCAGCAGAAGAAAGCATATATCCTGGCGCACAACAAGTTGACCATGAACAGTGGTTTTGACTTGGATTTGCTCAACCAGGAGCTTACAGCCATAGAGGATTTTGACATGGCAGACTTTGGTTTTGATGTTCCAGACCTGCTTGAGGATGATGAGGATGACGGATACTACGGCGATGAACGAGAGCGAACATACGAGGAATATAACCTTGATGATTTTGACGGAGCAAGGGCAGAGGGATTTTATCAGATGCCAATTATCGAGGCACAGAATGCAGAGCCGGATGAGCTGATATCATTCAATTATGTTCTATCCACAAAGAAGCGTAGATGTGGAGTACATTTTTACATTGATGACTACCAGTTTGAGCGAATCTGGAACAGCCCACAACAGTACATGGACAAGCTGAGAGAGTTTGACTGTGTATTTACTCCAGACTTCAGTCTGTACATGGACATGCCGATGCCTATGAAGATATGGAACGTGTACAGAAGCCGTCTCATCGGTCAGATGATGCAGGATGTGGGTATTACCGTTATACCAACGCTTTCATGGGCAGAGAAAGAAACATATACATTCTGTTTTGATGGAATACAACAGGGTGGAACTGTTTCAGTGTCAACTATTGGAGTCAAGCTGGATGACGAAAATAAGCAGATGTGGTATAATGGAATGACAGAAGCACTCAAGCGCATCAGGCCAAAGAGAGTGCTTGTATATGGCGGTGATATAGGTTATAAATTCCCTGACAGTATTCAGGTGAAATATTATGACAATAAAGCATTTAAGAGAGGTTAGGTGGGAGATATGCTTAAGGACACATTTTTACACCATATGAAGAAAGCGCAGGCATTCAGGATTGGAGATTATTTTATATATTATAGTCCAGCATCAATCGTTAATTATGATACGGATGAGGAGATAACATTCAAGAATATAGATGACCTCTATGAGAATGGAATGCTTGGAGATAAAAAACTTAAAGAGTTTTGGGAATCTGAGGAGGATGCATTTAACAATCCTTTATGTATGTGCGTGAATGACGACAGCAGTTTGTGGTTCCCGATAGAGGAAGAATAGATATTACATAGTTATAGTACGTTGGGACACTTCATTGTGAAGTGTCCTTTTTTCGTGGAGGTAAAGCAATTGGGTGGCAGAGGAGCAAACGCATTCAGGGCAAAGCAAGGAGATAGGGGGCTATCATTTTCAAATGGAAGAGGTAAGTCATCTGAGAAGTTGTTTCCTGCCTGGATGAATGGTTCAAAGAATACAGGAAGTATAGACAGGGTTATCAAGAATTTTAATGATAAGCACACCAAGAGTGGTCGAGAATGGGGAGTCCAAGTGGATGATAATGGGTATGTGACACATTATTATAAGGGTTCCAGAGGTAGTGTGAGTTATGATGCATTTGAAAGCGAAGGTAAGCACTTTATACACAATCATCCAGCGAATGGATGGGGTAATTTTAGTGGGGCAGACCTTGAGACATGGGCAGGTAGTGGGCAAAAGGCGGTAACAGCAAGCAGCAGAAACGCATTGCCGCCTAGAGGTATAGATCCTAAGCTATATAGCAAAAGAAGAGCAGGAACATATACGATTAAAAAGAAACCACATTTTAAGGCTACGGAGTTCAACAAAGCCATTCATAGCGTCAAGGTAAGTAGTGACAACTATGATGCGGATCTCAGTAAGTGGCTCAGCAGAAACGCAAAGAAGTATGGATATGAATATTCATATAAGCCAGCGAAGAATAAGGTGTAAATAGATTGATATGAAAGGCAGGTGAAACGGATGGGAAAGAGCTTTAAGGACATGACAAAAGAAGAGCTTCAGGAAGCGGGCAAGAAAGGCGGCGTCAAATCAGGTAAGACAAGAGCTGCAAAAAAGCAGATGAAAGATGCCCTTGAGACTATCCTGTCCATGAGCCTGCATAAAGGTGCTGTGGTTAATATCGACAAGATAAAGAACATAGCAGATATAAAGGGCAAGAACATCACGGTCCAGGACGCTGTACTCATAGCACAGGTCCAGAAAGCTCTCAAGGGCTCAATTGCCAGTGCTGAGTTCATTAGGGATACAGTGGGGCAGAGGCCTGAGGATATTATCAATCTGAATACCGAGGGCGAAGATATGACATTGAATATAAATGTGTCGTATGGTGATGAAACACCTCTGGATAATTCCGAAGTGGAGGATATGGCAGACGATGAACATTAAAGTTGAGCTTAATCCTGCATTTAAGGAAGTGAACAGGAGCAAGAGAAGATATATAGTTATGAAAGGCTCGGCTGGATCCGGGAAAAGTGTTGACACAGCCACAAACTATATACTCAGGCTCCTTCAGGATCCAGGCAGGAATTTATTATGTGTAAGAAAATCAGATATAACAAACAGAGATAGCACTTTTGCAGAATTGCAGGGTGCTATTTTTCGTATGTTCGGTGATAAATATGAGAAATACTGGACCATCAAGCAGAACCCGCTCATGATCGAATGCAAGGCAAATTGTAACCAGATCATATTCAGAGGGGTAAATGATGATAAGCAGCGTGAAAAGCTGAAATCTATCACATTTAAGCGTGGAAAGCTCACGGATGTATGGATAGAAGAGGCTACGGAGCTTATGCAGAGTGATTTTGAGATTATAGATGACCGTCTCAGAGGTAAGCTGCCACCAGGGCAGTTCTATCAGATTAAGATGACATTTAACCCTGTATCAGCTACCCACTGGATAAAGAAAAACTTCTTTGATATTGAGGACGAGAATGTACTGACACATTCAAGCAACTATGTCAACAACAGATTTATTGATGCGGCATACAGGGCAAGAATGGAGAGACGTAAGAAGGTGGATCCTGAGGGATATAGGGTCTATGGACTTGGGGAGTGGGGCGAAGTTGGTGGCCTTATCCTTACAAACTATGTTGTTGAGGATTTTGACACAGATCACAGCAACTTCGATTATGTAGTGAATGCACAGGATTTTGGATTTAACCATGCAAATGCTTTGCTTGAGGTGGCTTTCAAGGATGGTGAATTGTACATCTGCAAAGAACTCTATGTGTACGAGAAAGACACGAACGAGATCATACAGATGGCAGCTGAAAAGCAGTTTGATAAAAAGCTAAATATGTACTGTGATTCAGCAGAGCCGGACAGAATCAAGATGTGGCAGAAAGCCGGATATAAGAGAGCCAGAGGAGTCCTAAAGGAGCCGGGAAGCGTACATGCACAGATAGATTATCTGAAGCAGATACCCAAGATACATATACATTATAGCTGCACAAACACATATGACGAGATCAGACAGTGGAAATGGCAGCTTGACCAGAAGACAAACGAGTACATCGATGAGCCTGTGCCGTTCTTTGACGATGCCATGGCGGCTCTCAGGTACTCAATAGAGGATATACGAAGAAACAGCCGTGTTAAGTCAAGGAAGAGACCTAAGGGATTATAAACACATGGCAGAAAGGATATATGCACGATGGCAATATACATAGATCCGGCAATGGTACCGGACTTAGACAACATAGATTCAAGGGTTTTCAAATACCTCATACAGAAGCATAAAAGGCAGCTTGCCAGATGGGCTAAGTGTAAGGATTACTATGAGGGCAGACATGATATTCTTGTACGCAAAGCGGATGACGATGATGATGTTGTAAGGTTCAATGTCAACTATGCTAAATATGTGGTTGATGTCGGCCTTGGATATTATCTTGGTGAACCGGTCAAGTACAATAGCGACAAAGCGGATAAAGCGGACAAACAGCGCAAGGAGCTTGAAGGTGGTGTGAAAGCCTCCATCAAGAATGGAAGCGTGAAGCTGTATGATCCTGACTTGTCCCAGAAGCTTGATATAAGCCGCATACAGGACGTATACGACAATGAGACTATATCAGAGATAGATTCCAAGATAGGTAAGGCTATAGGCATATATGGCGAAGCCTATGAGCAGTTATATGCCAACAGCGATGAAAACCCAGAGCCACGAAGTACAGTAGTGAGTCCTATGAACTGCATCATGGTTCGTGACAATACAGTGGAGCATAATAAGTTGTTTGCAATCATTTACGAGATACAGGAAGATCTGAATGAATCAAAGTATTATTCAATCACTGTATGCAACGATCACAACACAAAAGAATACAGGAGTCGTGATCTTGATAATTTTGAGTTCTATCTTATTGAGGGCAGCGAACAGGAGCATTACTTTGGTGAGGTTCCTGTGGTGGAGTACCAGAACAACGATGAGAGACAGGGTGACTTTGAACAGATCATTCCTATGCAGGATGCACTCAACGAGCTTTTCAGCGACCGAGTGACAGACAAGAAGAAGTTCGTCAATTCGATACTTGCCATGTTCGGTATGACATTAGATGACGATGACGAGAAAGAACTGAAGAAGAACCGCTTCATTGATGGCTTGCCACTGGATGGAAAGATAGAGTACATACAGAAAGCATTTGATGAAAACAGTGTTTCAGTGCTCTGTAATGATATTATCCGTGAGATACACAAGATGACCCTTACAGTTGATATGACAGATGAGAACTTTGCCGGTAACAGCTCAGGACAGGCCCTCATGCTCAAGTTGATGGTTATGAATATGCTTGTGAAGAACAAGATGAGGAGCCTTGAGAAAGGTCTCAAGAAGAGATTCGAGATGTACAACCACTGGCTTAATGTCAAGGGTGAAATGTCTCTCATAGACAAGAAAGAGCTTGATGTTGTATTCACAGTTGCAATGCCAATAGATAAGCCAACAATCATCAATATGGTAACTCAGCTCAGGGGCATAGTGGACGATAAGACACTTCTTTCACAGCTCTGGTTCATCAAAGATGTTGATGAAGTTATAGAGAATGTGAAGAAGCAGAAAGCCGAGGAACAGCAGCAGTACCTTGCCACGTTTGGCGGTCAGCATGCACAGGATATGGAGACACCTATCAAGGATGACAAAGAAAAGGATCCCGAGAAAGAGTAGGTGATCTATGAGCGACAACTATTGGGAGAAAAGAGCCGTAGATCTTGAGAAACTTACTCAGGACAGAGCCGATGTTGATATCATGCATGTAAACAAGCTCTTTGATGGTGCTGTGGACATTGTGGAGAAACAGATAGAAGAGATATTTGGTAAGTATGCACGTGATTCAGGAATAAGCCAGGATGCCGCTCTGAGGCTTCTTAATGAGAAACAGACGGAGACTATGCGCCGCAATCTTATGATCACACTTGCACAGTGTCAGGAGGAGGTAGCTAGGCAGGCTATATTCGCAAGGCTCAATGCTCCGGCTTATGCGGCTCGGATATCACGTCTTGAGGCACTAAAGGATTTGATACATGCACAGGCATATAAAGTTGGCTCTGCGGCTCATTACAGGCTCACAGACAGGCTTATAGATACATATGAGCAGAGCTACTACAGGAGCATCTATGACCAGCAGAGAAGAACAGAGACAGGCTTTGACTTCACGAAGTTGGCTGACAGGGATGTACAGGCGGCAATAGCAACCAATTGGGCGGGCTCCAATTATTCAAAGCGGGTATGGAAGAATACAAAGAAGCTGGCAGAGAGCCTTGAAGAGGTTATAACACAGGGCCTTATGACAGGACAGAGTATCAGAGATATGGAGCTGGCACTTGAGGCAAGGGTAGTAAGCGAAAGATATAAGATAAATCGTATTATCCGCACAGAGGTGAATCACTGTTGTAATCAGGGCACCTTGATGTCATATAAGGCGGCAGGGACACTTAGGTATATTTATCTTGCTACACTTGATATGAGGACATCATCTATATGCCGTAGCCTGGACAAGGAGGTATTCTTCGTTTCCCAAGCAGAGGTAGGTGTAAACTTCCCGCCTATGCATCCAAACTGCAGATCAACAACCATGGCATACCCGGAGGATGGGATTTTTACAAAAGAGAGAACTGCAAGGGATCCAGAGACAAACAAGAATATTCATGTTCCGTTCAATATGAGTTATGCACAGTGGTACAGGAAGTATGTGATTGAGAAGAAAGAAAGTGAACCATTACTTGAAAATAAACCTAAAAATGATATAAAATGAATTTACAGTTTTTTTCAGACAAATCAAAGCATGCAGAAGAAAGAGAAGTAGAAAGAAACATTTCGAAAGCAGCAATATTAGATATGTTATAACAAGCACTCCGCAGTAGCAGGGTGCTTTTTTTATGCACAAAAATAGGAGGATAAGAGAATGAAGAAGTATGTAGGAACAAAGCAGATTGAGGCAAGACCGATGACCAGAGGAGCGTATAACTACTACCGAGGTTGGCCGATACCGTCAGACGAGGATCCAAACGATAAGGGATATCTTGTCAAGTATTCAGACGGGTATGAGAGTTGGTCACCGGAGAAACAGTTTGATGAGGCATACAGACCATGCGACAACATGACGTTTGGAATTGCTATTGAGATGCTCAAGAAGGGTTTCAGGGTTGCAAGAAAGGGTTGGAATGGCAAAGGAATGTTTGTTGTATTTCAGAAGGGATATCCTGATGGCATACCATGTAACAAGCAGACCGCAGAAGCCTGGGGAATCAGCGAGGGTGACTTATTCAAGTGTAACCCATATCTGCAGATCAGATGTGTTGATGGTTCACACTCCATGTGGGTGCCGAGTATAAACGATTGTCTTGCTGAAGACTGGGTAATAGTGGAGTAGAAACAGAATAGTAGCTAATTCAGACCATGATAAAAACATGGTCTTTTTTATTGTCAAGGAAAAGACATTAAAACCTCAACAGCAAGGCATGAACTTGCTGGGGACATATCAATAGACTACTGGCAGGCATGAACTGACAGGCACACAGAAAGGAATGTAAAGTTATGGCAGACACACAGCAGACAACACAGACACAGGCACAGACTGGTGAGGCAACAACACAGCCTGGTACACGGACACAGGGAGCACAGCAGAACCAGGCAACAAGCACAGCATCACTTGAAGATGTGCTTAAGACTATGACAGTCGAGGAGATTTTGGCAAGACCAGAGTTCAAAAAGGCTGTTCAGTCAGCTTCGGACGCAAGAGTCACACAGGCACTTGCTACAGCCAAGGAAAAGTGGGACAAGGAGGCTATTGAAAACCTTGACGAGGCTAAGAAGCTGGAGAAGATGACAGCGGAGCAGAGAGCAAAATATCAGTTTGATAAGGATAAGGCCGCCTTTGATGCTGAGAAAAAAGAATTTGAGAGACAGCAGCTTGTACTTGCGACAGGCAAGGAGCTGATCAAGAGAGGGCTTGATGCTTCATTTGCTGATGTTCTGACAGGCGACACAGCAGAAGAGACAGCGGATAAGATTGATAAGTTTGAAGCATCTTTCAGAACAGCCGTTGCGGATTCTGTAAGCGACAAAATGAGAGGCACAGCACCAAGGGATAAGACCCAGGGCACGACAATAACCATGGATAGCATTAAGTCTATGAGTGCCGAGGAGATCAATGCACACTGGGATGAGGTGCAGAATGTGCTCAAGCAGAACAAGTAAGAAAGGACGATGAAATATGTCAGTAAAGAATTTTATTCCACAGATTTGGAGTGCAAGACTTCTTGCACATCTTGACAAGATCCATGTATATGCAGGACTTGTCAACAGAGACTATGAGGGCGAGATCAAGCAGTATGGTGATACTGTAAAGATCAACCAGATCGGTGACATCACGATCAAGAAGTATACAGGAGCAAAGATTGATGATCCAGAGGAGCTTACAGGTGAGCAGAATACACTTGTTATTGATCAGGCAAATTACTTCAATTTTGCCATCAAGGATGTGGACAATGCGCAGACTAACCCTAAGCTCATGAACGAGGCTATGGCAAGAACCGCATATGGTCTGAATGATACGGTTGATTCACTGCTTGCAGGAATCATGGTAGCCGGTGCTGCCGGAGCAGTCGGAAGTGATGAGTCTCCAATTGTTCCAAGTAAGGATGATGCATATGACTTGCTTGTAGATCTTGGAACAGAGCTCACAGAGAAGAATGTTCCGCTCGTAGGCCGTTGGGTAGTAGTGCCGCCATTCTATCATGGACTCCTTCAGAAGGATTCAAGATTCGTTGGCAATGGTACAGATGTCAACATGGCAATCCTTCAGGGCGGACACATCGGAGCTGCTGCAGGCTTCCAGATCTATGTATCAAACAATACACCAAACACCGATGGTACAAAGTACAAGATACTTGGCGGTACAAATGCTGGTGCTTCATTTGCCGAGCAGATCACTGAGACAGAGGGCTACAGACCAGAGAGCAACTTCTCAGATGCTGTCAAGGGACTTCACCTCTGTGGTGTCAAGGTACTGCAGAAGGATGCACTTGCAACTCTCACAGTAAATAGAAAGTAGGAGGGCAGATATGGCTATTATAAAGAATATTATCACAGGACACAGCTTCACTTGCCGGAATGAGCGTGTTGTAGAGCATTGCCGCAAGGACATAAAGACCTTTGTTATAGAGGATGAGCCGGCCAGCGTGGCACCGGCAGAGGATGAGCCGGTGGAGGATACCGAGGCAGAGGAAGAGCCAAAGCCTCAGAAGAAAACAAAGACAGCCACAAAAGCGACCGACTGAGAGGTGATACATGATGGATTCACTGGCAAGGCTTAAGAGGAAGATAGGCTCTGATAAGGATATAAGCGATGAGATCCTTACCGATTATCTGGAAGAGGCGAAGGATGAGATAGTTCTGTTTCTGAATGTGAAGCAGTTTGATGAAGCCTTTGCCTCAAAGGCGGTCGAGATCGCAGCTATACTCTATGAGAGAGACCAGGCTGACAAGCACATAAAGTCTGAGAGCTATTCAGAGGGCGTTGTGTCCGAGAATACTACATATCTCACAGGAGAGAGCTTTGATACACAGGTTGATAAGGTCCTGGACAGCCTCAAGAGATACAGGAGGGTATATGTCAAGCATAAGAAGAAAGATAGCACAGAAGAGACAGAATAGCGGGATATATCGTAGTTATGTTGAAGAGGATGAGTATGGACATGAATCATATGGATATGAGACAGATCCATCAGGAATCCTTGAGAGGATTCTGTGGAGTCCTATATCTTCAGAGGTTGAGGTAGCTGAGTATGGTGAGCGTGTTAACGAGATGCTTCAGGGATGTGTTTTCGATGACTCCATCAGTCTGAAAGAAAAAGACAGGGTGAAGGTGGGCGATAACATGTACAACGTGGAATCCATCAAGCCTTATCCATCTTATCGTCTTGTTATCATAGAGAGGGTGAAGTAGATATGCCTATTGAAATCAAAGGATTAGATACACTCATAAGCGCTCTGGATAAACTTGCTAGTGGGATTGACGGCAATGTAAAACAGATTGTAGAACAGGAAGCCGACCGCATAGCAGGAGAAGCCAGAGCGCTTGCGCCTGTTGATGGTGGATATCTCAGAGAGAAGATACAGACAAGGGTTACTGAGACAGAGGATAAGATTGTTGGTGAGGTATACAACAATGCGAGCTATGCAGCATATGTGGAGTTTGGCACAGGACCTGTTGGACAGGCGGCAGGCCTTAAGATTGAGGGAATAGACCTCAGATACAGGCAGACACCATGGATGATACCTGTTGACAAGATAGATAAGGCTCAGGCTGAAAAATATCACTTCATCCCGATAAAGAAGGATGGTGAGGTTATAGGATATTTAACCAGAGGACAGGCACCACAGCCATACCTCTATCCGGCTATGAAGAACAATGAGGAACACATAGTAGAAAGGCTGAAATCAGCGGTAAGAATGGAGAGCAAGATCACTAGATGATAGATGCAAGAAAACAGATCAAGGAGCTGCTTGAAAGCATAGAGTATAACGAATTAAAGGTTAAACATGGATATCCAAAGTCTATAAGTTATGTTCCGTTGGTTACATTTATTCAGATAGCAAATACTGGCACAGGGATGCACAGTGTTGTTGAAAATTTGGGCTTTCAGATAGATATATGGAGCCGAACCTTTAAGGAATGCATATCCATCATGCTGATGGTTGATGAGAAGATGGTGGATCTTGGATTCAACAGGGACTACGAAAGCCCGGATGACGATGGAGATAATGTTGATGCCAGCGGATATTGCAGAAAGACTCTCAGATATAGCAGCAAAGTAGACACAAGAACAAACAGGCTTATTTCATAAGCAGAAAGGATGGTATAAAACAATGGCAGATACACCAAAGCAGGGACTTGCCTCAATAGGTCTTGATATCAAGATAGGCAAGACAGCCCTTAATTATGCAACAAAGATAGGAGACATTGGAGGAACACCTTCATCACTTGATGCTACATGCTTCAAGGATAAGTCAAAGAAAAGTGTTCCAGGTGTGCAGGAGAACGATAGCTGGGAGGTAGAGTATCTCTATGACAATGGAGCAACAACCTCAGACTATCGTATACTCAAGGGCCTTGAGGATGCTGGGGCTATAGTTGATGTTGAGGTCACATTCCCTGACAAGACAGTATTCAAGAATAAGGGATATGTTACAACGACAGTTACCGGTGCCGAGGTCAACAACCTCATTAAGGCAAAGGCAGTTGTAAACCTTCAGGGTGAGTGGGAGGTTACGGATCCAGTAGGAGCGTAAAAACTTTAAACACAATAACATGAAATGATACATCACAGGCAGGGGGAATGGTCTCCCTGCCTTTTTAGGAGGTAAAGCAGATATGCAGACATTGGAAATCAAACTCAAGGTAGATGGAGCAGAGAAGAAGTTTCACTTGAGACTTACAGCAGGTGGTCAGAAGATTCTCAAGGAGAAGTACGAAGAGAACATGCTGGCAACTCTTATGGGTGCAGTAGATGATATAGACAGAGCGGTTGATATTCTTGGCATAGCTCTGGGTTACAATGGCAATGACAACGAGATCACAGATGGAGAGGAGTTTTACGATCTGCTTGTTGAGAACGGCAGAAGCGGAGCTGAGGACTTTGCAAAGGTCCTTACAGATATTGCAGTTAATTCCGGAATTATCAAGAAGGATCAGGCAAATAGTGTTGTAAACAGTATCAATACAACATATAAGACTATGTTTGACAGCCTTGAGGAAAGAGTAGAGAAGCTGCAGAAGGATAGTGGACAGACCCCAACGGCGAACGATTCCGAGGATAAGTCAGACAGCACTCCCTTATGATATAGATAGGCTTCTCTTTGAAGCAAGGATAGCTGGTGTGGGCTTCTCTGAGGCTTTGGATTATACCTGGGGTGAGCTTGTGGACATGATAAGGATCTACAACGAGCGGGAACGCAGGAAGCACCAGCACGAAGCCAACATAGCATTCAGGCAGGCTGAGCTTATATCCATGTGGGTATGGAAGAATGATGGAGATATAAATGTATCAGATATATTCCCATACTGGAACGAGAAAGAAAAGAGACAGGCAGAGCTTGAGAAGTACAAGGCTATTATGCGCAGATATGTGGCGAAGAGCCAGAAATAAATAATGAAATACGAAAAGGAAGGAGGTGGGACAGAATATGACAATAGAGGAGATATCCGTCAAGTTTACTGCTGACACCAATGAGCTGAAGAAAGCTCTTTCAGATATTACCGAAACTCTCAAGGGAACTGAAGCACAGACCATGGACATAGCAAGTGCCTTGGATGAGATAACGCAGCCTATCAAGGATATGTCAAAAGACCTCAGGACGCTCACAGAGCAGAGTGCTGCATATAACAAGCAGATGTCAGAGGTTACGAAGACTGTTAGCGGAACAGGCAAGGCGGTTGGTGAGATAAATTCCAAGATGCAGACTGTATCAAAGCAGAGCACTGCTGAAACGGCCAAAATAACGACCGGATGGAAAAAAGTCAAAGAAACTATGCAGGATGTATTCAACTCAAGGCCAACAGCTAATTGGGGTGGGAATACAAACAATGGCGGTGAGACGAGATCGTATAAGGTTTCGAGAAATCCCAGTGATGCAACACAGGAAAAGGCACAGAAAGCTCTTGACGCGGAACAGGCCAAGCTCCAGAAGTTGCAGAATACCCTCAATGGCTACAGGATAAAGCTGGACGCAGTGAATCAGAAGTACGATATACAGAATCAGAAGGTTCAGAAAACCAGTAATGATATACAGGTACAGCAGACAAAGCTTGATGGTTTGAAAAGAGATTATGAGGCGATGTCCTCAGTAATGTCTGAGCTGAATATTGACGACAGCATAAATGCAGAGATGGTCAGACTCAAGACTACACTTGATGAAAATAAGATATCAGCCAACGAGTTATTCAATGCCATGGAGAGACTTAAGCAGTCTCCTTATGACATCATAGATGTTGGTAATTCGTTCATGTCCATGGAAGACATGACTAAAAAGATGAATGAACTGGATACATCAAGTGAGCAGGCATGGGGAAGACTTGAGAAGTTGGAAACAGCCATGGGAGGAGTCAGTGCCGAAAGCAGAAACTTTGGAAGCATGCAGGGGCTTCAGAGAATGAACTCTATTATTACTCAGCAGGAGAATAAACTGAGATCACTTCAGAACGCATATAGTACGGCATCGACACAGTCAGCAAGTTTAAGCGGTAAGCAGGAAATGCTTCAGGCAAATATGCAGCAGACAAGGGATTCTATACAGCAGGCACAGGAACGCATATCACAGCTCAGTGCCGCTTTGCAGAATACATCTCAGAATACATCTACCGGCTTCTTTGGCAGACTTGCATCTACTGTCAAGAACGTTGGTAATGCTACTGCGTCACTGATTCACAGATTCCAGAATGGCGTGTCCCACATAAAGAATTTTGGAACTGTGGCGGGCAGTGCCGGGCGCAGACTGTTCTCACTTTATGAGAATACAACACTGATAGGAAGAGGCTTATCATCGCTTAAAGATAAGCTGTCAGGATTAAGCTCAAAGTTTGTACAGACATCCAGAATGGTTAAGTCTATGGTGCTCTCAATGCTGTTTATGCAGCTTATGAGTGGAATGGGTGAGACCTTGCAGAGCTTTGCGAAGCAGTCGGTTGTTGTGAACAATGATCTGTCACTGCTGGCATCCTCATTTACCTATCTGAAGAGTAGCATATTATCAGCATTTCAGCCACTTCTCAGCTATATAACGCCGATACTTACAAGTATAGTGAACACTGTGGCTGATGCATTTAACAAGCTGGCTGAGTTCTTTGCATACCTTACAGGTCAAACAACATTTGAAAAGGCTGTATATACTCAGAAAGATTATTCGGCAAGCCTTGACCAGTCGGCTGCAAGTGCTAAAGAACTGCAGAATGTCCTGCTTGGATTTGATCAGATCACCAAGCTGGATGATAACAGTGGAAGCTCCGGAAGCGGCAGCTCAGGAAACGGACTGAATACAGGCAACTGGGAAACCACAAAGGTTGATATATCAAGCAGCCTTGCGGATTCCATCAAGAGCGGCAACTGGGAAGCTGTTGGAAAGGCTCTTGGAGACAAGATAAACAGTGCTTTAGGATCAATTGATTGGAGCAGTGTCCAGAAAAAGTGCAACAGCATAGCCGAGAAGATAGCCGACTTTTTAAATGGAGCAGTTGAGGAGACAGACTGGAATCTTGTAGGATCCACACTTGGTAATGGAATCAATACAATTTTGGGAGCAATCAATACATTCCAGAAGAAGTTTGATTTTAAGAAGTGGGGAGAGTCCCTTGCGGAAACACTAAACAGCACGCTGTCCACTACAGATTGGTCGCTGGCTGGAGATACGCTTGGTACAGCGGTTCAGAATGTCGTAGATACAGGCTTTGGCTTTGTCAAGACGTTTGATTGGAAGAAAGCCGGGGAGAGTGCAAGCAAGACAGTTAATAACTTCTTTGGAGCGATAGACTTTAAGAAGGGTGGTAAGACCTTCGGTGAGGGTGTAAAGGGTGTACTGAACAGTATATCGACATTCTTCGATGAAGTGGACTGGGATTCTATTGGTACAGATCTTGTCGATGCAATAACATCGGTAGACTGGATAGGAATCATTACAGGCGCTATCAAGGCTGTCATCAGTGTTGCAGGCGCATTTTACAAATTGGTACTTGCTATCTGGGATGCTATTATCAATCAGATCAAGAGTACAGACTGGTCAGATCAGGCACAGAAGATATGGGAAGGTATCAAAGATGTATGGGCTAAACTCAAGGATACAGCACTTGAGGTTGGTCTCAAGTTAAAGAATACCTTGTCAGATATATGGGAGTCGATAAAGAGTCTGTGGGGCGGTTCTGATGATAAGTCGCTGCCAATAGCGGCGAAGCTGTCAGCGGCGCTTGACGAGGCAACTGTTGGCAAGATCAAAGATTGGGCAACAGATAAGCTGCAGGACTGGAAAGATAAGACAGCCTTGTTGACAGCAATCGTTGCAACAACACCAACAGCAGTCAAGCAATGGTGGAAAGAAAGAGCTGACAACTGGAAGAGTAAGGCTTCATATTTTGGAATAAAGGTAAGCACAAAAATAGCAAATGTGAGATCAAGGTGGCGTTCATTAGCATCAGGCTGGAAGAGTAAGGCTTCGTATTTTGGAATAAAAGCAAGCACAGCAATATCAAGTATACGTGGCTGGTGGAATAGCAGATCAGCACAGTGGAGAGATAAGACTATATCATTTAAGATAAAAGCCGCTACTTCTGTGCAGGAGATCAAAGATAGCTTCAAATCAGCTATAAATACGGTTATTGGCTGGATAAATACTCATATAATTGATAATCTCAATAAGATTAGTATTACAATTCCGAAAATAAAGGTTTTTGGAAGAACATTATATGACGGAAATACTTTTGGTTTTGATGTTGGTCATATTTCGACATTTGCAACCGGCGGCTTCCCGGAGGACGGTTTGTTTATGGCGAACCATGGGGAACTTGTTGGTAAGTTCAGCAACGGCAAGACTGCGGTTGCTAATAATGCCCAGATTGTTGAGGGTATTGAAGCTGGTGTATATAGAGCTGTTACAGCAGCGAATAACAATGGCGGCAAGTCAGGTGGAAGCACACCAGTAATAAAGGTGTACGTTGGCGGAAAAGAGGTTACGGATGTTGTTGTAAAGGACATCAACGACAGGACAATCCAGACAGGTAAGAATCCATTATTGGTATAGAAAGGAGTGAGACTGTGGCAGAACTTGTTATAAATGGAGTGGACATGCCAGATCCAGCAATCAATGGTGGTCTCACTTATGCACCAGAGAAGATCTGGAGCAAGAACACTGGACGAGTTTCGGATGGAGAAATGTTCGGCGATATAGTGGCGAGAAAGATGACATTAAAAATTAAGTGGAATTATCTCACAGAATCACAGATAGCACTTATCGAAAGCGCAATCTATGATTCTTTTTTTGATGTCAAATTTAAGGATCCACGAACTAAGAAATATGTAACAAAGAGGATGTATGCAGGCGCTCCGACATACCCGGTATATGATGTGCGTGATGGAATGTACAGATATACAGGGGTTGGAGTTGACCTGATAGAGAAGTAGGAGATATCAGATGTACACGAATGTATCAGATGACTTTGACAATAGAATAATGGGAGAGGGCAGAACCTTCAGAGCACGTATAACATGTGATGACACTGTCATAGAATCCGGTTTTGTCAGTGTTGATATGAAGTGTATAGCCGGAACTGGTACAAGCACCTTAGAGATAGGGTGCGCCAGCTCCACGCAGCTTGATATCACAATGATACAGCCGGATATAAGTCTGACCGGCAGGGAAATTCTGCTTGAGATAGGCCTCATGCTTGATGATGACAGTATAGAGTATGTCAAGATGGGATACTTCATGGCACAGAAACCTACTGTTGATGATGGCAGGATCACGTTCACTGCATACGATAGGATGGCTTACAAGATGTCTGGATATTATCTGTCTAATATCTTATATCCTTGTGATATATCGGAAGTATGCGCAGAGATAGAGGCATTGACAGGTATCAGAATGAAGAATGCTCCGTCAGGTATCAGTATATCAAAAACCTTTGATGGTTACACATACAGACAGGTAGTTGGTTTTATAGCCGGCCTTGACGGCAAGTTTGCGACATTTGACAGGGATGGAGTGCTTGATTTCAAGTGGTACACGACAACAGATTATTCGGTTGAACTCAACAGGTCGTTCGATGATGTTGTTGTGCAGGAGAATGTGTTTCAGGTTGGGTATATCTCATGTGCTGTTGATGAGAACAATACAATTAAATCAGGACAGGGGCTGACAGGAATAGCAACAAGCAATTTCCTGATGACACAGGAGATCCTTGATGGCCTGTATGCAAAGTTAAAGGATATGAGTTATCATCCAACGACATGCAGTTTCGCTGGTGATATGAGGCTTGAGCTTGGAGATATAGTACAGGTATTGAGCAGAGATGGCAAAGCATATTCAGTGCCGATTATGAGTCTCGATTTCAGCTATGATGGCGGGCTTATAACGGCTATCGGATCATATGGCAGCACAGAATTTAGTGAAGCGACTTTTGTAAGTCCAACTGAGAGCTATGTTCAGCAAGTGTACAGACGCTTGTATGCAGATAAACTGGATGTGACAGATGCAGACATCAAGTATGCTCAGATTGACTTTGCAAATATAGGCAAGGCTGCACTGGAGCAGTTTTTCGCCAAGTCAGGACTGATTGAAGATGTTGTGGTCGGTGATCAGAAGGTTACAGGAACGCTCGTTGGAGTGACTATTTTAGGCGACAGCATCAAGGGTGGAACAGTCATAGCGGATAAGCTGGTCATCAAAGGTGAAGATGGACTGTATTACAAGCTGAATACTGATGGTAATACAGTAGAGAAAGAGCAGACGGATTACAACAGCCTTGATGGTGGTGTGATCAGAGCTAAGTCTATCACGGCAACTAAGATTGCTGTTGACGATCTCGTTGCCTTTGGGGCGACAATCGGCGGTTGGCACATAGCTGATGGTGGTTTATTCTCTGGCACAAAAGAAAGCGTGAGCAATACATCCAGGGGCGCATATCTTGGAAGTGACGGACAGCTCAACATCGGGGATTCGGATAATTTTGTTATGTTTTATGTGGACAATAAAGGAGAATCACATCTTGCTATATCAGCAGATAAGTTCACCCTTGGCAAGCAAAACATAGAAAATATTCTAAGCGACATAAAGCAGGATGTTGATAATGTTAGAGATGAGATAACCACACTTTTGAGAATAGAATCATCAAGAGGAACGGTATTCAAGAATAATGCAGTATCAACAGTATTATCTGTGGTGATATACCACGGAAAAGACAGGATAACAGATATAGATAAGTTACATGAAACGTATGGAAGCTCTGCGTATATTCAATGGAAATGGCAGAGGCTAGATGAAGAATCATATGGAATTATATCATCCGCCGACTCAAGAATGGGGAACGACGGATTTTCTTTTACTCTTTCACCAGAAGATGTAGATACAAAGGTAACTTTCATGTGTGAACTTATAACAGATTAACGAGGAGGAAAATAATCTATGGCAACAATAAAAGCAGCAGATCAGATTACAGTACTTGATGTGTCAGACGCATATAACGTTGTGCTGTCAAGCGAGGCGTATACGTTTCTTGGGGACACGCAGGGAGCTGTGGCCGGTTCTAAATGCACAACAGATGCAGCAGCATATTGCGGTAATAACATGTGTTCCGTTGTTACAGTAGATCCTAAGGCAATCGTATGCCCAACAGGAGTGACAGCGGGAGTAAGCAACAGTGGAACTTCAAAAGTCACAATCACATTTACACTGACAGCAAAGTTGACAACCGCATGTGAAGCGACTATCCCTGTTGTTGTTGATGGAATAACAATTAGTAAGAAGTTTTCGTTTGCAGTATCGAGAACAGGTGCAACAGGTGCTAAGGGCGATACAGGAGCTACAGGTCCAACCGGACCACAGGGCCCCCAGGGGGTATCCCCAACTGTATCGGTCACCAAAACCAATGGTGTGACAACCATAACCATCACCGATAAAAACGGCACACATACCCAGACTGTTAAGGACGGCACTAATGGAACTCCAGGAGCAACAGGGGTAAACGGTAAGACATCATATTTTCATGTAAAATATTCAAATGATGGAGGGAAAACATTCACGTCAAACTCGGGTGAAGATGTTGGAATGTATATAGGTACATGCACGGATTATAACCCGACAGACCCAGCAACCGTCAGTTCATATACATGGGCGAGAATCAAAGGTGAAACAGGTGCCAAGGGCGATAAAGGGGCTACAGGACCAACCGGACCACAGGGGAATACTGGACCAACCGGACCACGGGGACCTCAAGGCAATGCAGGAGCAGACGCAATAACTGTAACAATCACATCAAGCAACGGCATTATCTTTAAAAATAATACCGGTTCTACCGTGCTTACAGCACATGTATTTAAAGGAAGCGCCGAACAGATAATAGCTGATAATGGAACTGTATCTGGACTTGGAACAATAAAATGGTATAAAGGGGCAACACTTGTGTCTACATCAAAGACGTATACGGTTACTGCTGGAGCCGTAGACAACTCTCAGGCTTACACATGTCAGCTTGAAGCGTAAGGAGGTGTTTCTATGGCTATGATCAAAGCCAAGGCAGAAATAACCATATTTAATGTCAAGGATGTCAAGAGTGTAACAAGATATTATCTACTTCAGTCATCCACGGTTACAGCACCAGCTAAGCCTACAACCATCAATCCTGGAGGTAATTGGAAAACCACAGAGCCGTCTTATACGGATGGCTCTACAAATACCTTATATTTTGTTGATCTGACTATTATGAGCGACGGCAAGACATTCAGCTATTCCGATGTTTCAAAGTCTAGTAGCTATGAGGCAGCAAAGGCAGCTTATAACAAGGCCCTGTCGGTTGAAAAGTCAGGCAATGAGTTGAAGCTGTTTTGGGAGAAACTTATAAACGTTGACGAAGCGGACCCGGACAACTATTCAAAGTATATAACATTCAAGGACGGCAATATCATAGTTGGTATAAGCGAGCTGAAGCGGCAGCTTGTGATCGGCAGTGATGGTATATACATAACGAATGGCAATTCAATGAGCTTAGCTAAGTCTGGTGTTGTCTTTCTCGGAAAGCACACAATCATTGGCGATAATTCGGGTGAGTCATCATTATCTGTTTTAGGGGATTATTACCGCAATGGTTACCGTATTGGCGAAACATTCTATGGTAATTCAACAACAGCAAAGGCTATAAAATCAGGAGTCTGGTCGAATACAAACTCCTCAGTGACATTGCCGCCAGGTGTGTATATGATGACAGGAACGATATTATTTGCTGCATCAAAGGGAGGCAGACTGGGAGCTAGATTTGCTACATCAGATAATGGTTTTGACCAGACAACAAATGTTATTCCTGGAACAGCCACAGCTGCAACTGGATATGTACAGTGCCAGTGGATAATGTCTGTGACAGAAGATACAAAGTACTATCTACAGGCATGGCAGAGTAGCGGAGCAAACATAAATGTAACTGCTAGTTACATGAAAGCAGTAAGAATAGCATAAGAGAAAGGAGACGGAAAAATGAAAAATGCAATATGTACAACCGCTGGAGCAATAGGCGGTGTGATAGCGTCCCTGTTTGGTGGATGGGATGCTGGACTGGCAACATTGGTCATGTTCATGGCCATTGACTATGTGAGTGGCTTGGTGGTGGCTGGAGTGTTTCACAACAGCAAGAAAACAGCATCAGGAGCCTTGGAGAGCAAGGCAGGATGGAAGGGATTATGTCGTAAGGGCATGTCCCTTTTATTTGTATTGATAGCCTATAGGCTTGATCTGGCGATAGGCTCAAACTATATCCGGGATGCGGTGATAATAGGATTTATTGTAAATGAGACGATCAGTATTGTTGAGAACGCTGGTCTCATGGGTGTACCGCTTCCTGAGGTAATCAATAAAGCAATAGACATATTAACATCAAAGAGTGAAGAGAAAGGCGGCGAATAATATGAATGGAATAGATATATCAGCGCATCAGGATGACATTAACCTCTCTAAGGTGGCTTGCGACTTTATAATAGTCAAGGCTACCGAGGGATCAGACTACTTCAATAGGTGTTTCAATGACCATGCTAACAAGACGCTCAAACTTGGACGCTTACTGGGTATGTATCACTATGCAAATGGAGGGGACGTCAAGAAGGAGGCAGATTTCTTCTTAGGTAAGATAAAGAAGTTCATAGGTAAGGGGATCATAGCCCTTGATTGGGAAACCGACAACAATCCTAGATTTGGCAGAGATGATACGGAGTGGTGCGAGGCATGGTGCTCATACGTTTATAAGCGGACAGGGATCAAACCTTTCATATATATTCAGAAGTCATCGATGGATAGAGTTAAGTCTGCTGGATACCCACTCTGGATAGCTCAGTATGCAGATAATAACGATACTGGATTCCAGAAGACTCCTTGGAATGAGGGCTCTTATGACTGCATTATCAGGCAGTACTCTTCCCATGGACGACTCAACGGATATAATGGTAATCTTGATCTCAATAAGGCGTACATATCCAAGGTGACTTGGCAGAAGTATGCTGGGGTTAAGACTGCAACATCTTCAACGGCTAAGCCTACCATAAAGAAGAAGTCCATTGCAACGATAGCAAAGGAAGTCCTCGCAGGCAAATGGGGGAACGGCGACGTTAGAAAGTCAAAGTTGACCAAGGCAGGGTACGACTATGCGAAAGTTCAGGCAGAGGTCAACAAGCAGGTAAAAGCGTCACACGTAAAATCCACAGATGAGATTGCAAGAGAGGTAATCGCTGGCCGCTGGGGCAATGGACAGGAACGTATTGACCGCCTCAAGGCAGCAAGATATAATCCGGATAAGATCCAGAAGAGAGTGAATGAGTTGATAAAAACCATTTAAATAAAGAGTTGGTTAATTTAGTGTTTTATAATATCATTTTGGCAAGAATTAACCTAACTATATCTTTATTTTTTTTGTCCACATTTTGTCCACGTAGATTGAGTGATAAATAGTAAAAATAGGCAAAGTGTAAATTGCGTAGAAAAAACATACATCGAAATAATGGCGGAAATAAGCCATTTTTTAGCCATTAGCAGATAAAGTAGGTTGCATATTAGTTCCTTATATTGGAATGGGTAACAACCCTATGGTTGGTGCTACAGTTGCTGTAGCTGTTTCTGTTGAGGAAGCTGCTAACGCTGGTAAATTCTAAGTAAAATCAAGGCTTTGGGGAATTGTGAGATAATTCAGAATTTTCCAAAAACTTGTCCACATTCAGTATAAAATGTGTTTTTGTCCACATTTTGTCCACGTAAAAAAATTTGTCCACGTAATCTTGCGTGGACACGTGGACAAAAAATGTGGATTTTTTATATTTAATATAGCTCATTTATTATATCTTCTACCTGAACATTCATGGCAGTTGTAGGGTGAACATATCTTTCAGTTATTTCAACATCAGTATGTCCGAGTCTGTATTGTATCATAGGCATTTGTACACCTTTTTCAAGAAGTATGGTTGCATGTGTGTGTCTTAGTGAATGAAAATCCCAATCTTCGGATATAGCTATTCCATTCTTAGTAGCCTTGCCGTGGATTACACGGCTAACATGTTTCATTATGTCTGGCTTTATATATTCCCCATTTTCTCTTTGGGTAACAAATTCCATAGGTTCAGCGTTTGGATCATCCATAACAATATGGTTATCTTTATCAACGCCTGCCTGGCGATGGAACTCTCTATAAAACAGTTTGGCTTTCTCCTGGTGATCTTTTTCTTCCTGTAAGAGTTCGATGGTTTTTGTGTCAAGGGATATTGTCCTGAAGCTGTCGTATTTGGGGTTACATATAGTGTATAGCTTGTCACCATCGTATTTCTGCACCTGTCGGTTTACAGATAGTGTACCCTTATCAAAATCAATATCGGACCATGTGATGGCAAATGCCTCACTGATGCGGAGACCACATCTATAACCAAGGATCAGAGGTATATGAGCAGTAGACCCTTTTGGGAATCTGGCCATTATATGATTCCATTCTTCATGAGTGACAACACGGCGGATTTTTTTCCTTGTCGGAACATCTTCAGAGGTTGCCCTTGGCTGAGGGAGCTTTATATATATAGCTGGACTCTGAGCAATATACCGGCATGGTTCCACAGCATAAGAAAATGCACCAGTAAGTATACCTTTCAGATCGGTCAAGGTATTGCGTGAATACCCGGAGTTAAATTTCTCATTTATGAGATCCTGAAGTGCAGCAGGTGTAATTGATTTTAAGTAATATTCACCGAGAGTAGGGCGGATGTGGTTATTGATTCTCTTTCGATAAGTGTCACATGTGCTCTGGGCAAGATTTGTCTTGCAGTATGTATCAAGCCAATAATCAAGATAGTCAGAGAAAGACATATCAGATGGGGTAAAAATCTGTCCAGACTTGTTATATTCTGCAAGGGCAGCAGTACCGGCATCAAGCGCATCCTTTTTGGTATTGAAACCAGATTCACTGTGATGGTATCGCTTACCACCTATGGATGCTGTTTCAAAGCGGTATTCCCAGTTTGCTGGTTTGGGTCTGCCGTCTTTATAGAATTTGTTCTTGTTCCTATTTCTTGTAAGTATCTTCATATAGATCATCCTTCCTAAAAATAGGCATAAAAAATAAGCCTACTAAAATGAGAAGGCTTATGATATAATGTAGTTTGTTGAAACGTTAGTCATAAGCCTTCGGTTTGTGGGTAACTTCCCTCAGGTGTTCCAGCACCTGGGGGATTTTTATTTTGAACTATTTCCAAATTGGAATAGGTTCATACAACGTAAAAGACCCCGCATTTCTGCGAGGTCTAAAATATTAAGAAAAATAACTACATAAAATTCGTGCCCTATAGGCGGCTTAATATAGTTATTATAATCAAAATCTATCTCGCATTCAACTATAAAAAATATCATTAGCATACGGTTTATAGTTTTTTTACCTTATTATTTTTCTATCTCCTCGACCTTGTTTGGTGTTTTCAATTTAGGTGTGCGTATTCCATCTATGTGTTCAAATAAATCTTCTTTTATCGGTGCACCCATTGGATCCAGTATAAAGTCTATGCCTTCTCTTCGAGCCTGTTTGGCGGCGGGCACAAAATCACTATCACCAGAAATGAGAACAATTTGATTTACTTGGTTTTTAAAAGCAAGAGACGATATATCCACACCAATTCTCATATCAACCCCTTTTTGCTCTATATTAAGAACAAGATCTTGCTGACTTATATCCTCAACTTCCAATTTGCCTTGAAGAAGTTTTTTGGTAGCCTCAGTGTTAAGATGATAGTTGAGTTGTGTATCGGATAAGCGACCTAATCTGAGGGCAAATTTTCTATGATGTTTTAATTCATTTAGAAAATCAGTCATCCAGATATATTCGCTTGATTTTTTCAAATTTTCACTCTTATTAGTCAAGGGATTATATATATTCTTCTCTGCAGGTGGACAATCATAATAGAATATGCGGTACAAATATCTATTTTCATATTTATCACGAAGATGTTTATAGCAATATTCGTTCAATTCGTCCGCTCTTTCTGATGGTGATTTGTCACCATATAGATAGCGGGCTCTTTTTCTATAAAACCCTCCATCAACTAGGATGGCGGTAGTTATTTGATGTTTTTGATCTGGCAATAAGTTGTTCGTTTTTCCCATAATATCCTCCTCTTAGGTATAAAAAAAGCCCAGGGCGTTGTCACATCCCTTATAGTGGGAGGACGTTGCCAAGGGCAAAATTAACTTATAAATATTGTATATTTATATTATATGCCCTTTAATCAAAAGTCAATACTAAAAGTTCAGAAAATTAAACATTTTTTTGTATATAATGAACAAAATGTTTAAAATTTGAGGCTTGTTTTCGCAGCCTTGATAATGCGTTTTTACCAATTTACAATTCAGTTAGCCCATGTGCATAAGCCTCAACAACATCGGCAGAGCCTTTGTTGAAGTCGTCCCTGTCTATGTGTCCGATAGCGTGGATATAAGCGTCATTGAGTTGTTCCTGAGTGAATCGTGAATTGAGGAAGATAGTATAAGAGCCATCTTCGTTACTGGTCACGGTTTCTTTAATCTTGGTAGATTTTAAATCCATCATCTGTACGTTTATATATTCCAAAGAAATCATCCCTTTCAAATGTAGTCAGAAAAACAATAACAAAATCAGTGGGATGTTTTATGTGCATTATCGTTTCTCTTTATTCTTGAGAGCCATGAGCATTGTGTGAACTGTCTCCAAGTCCTCTGGCTCTGCATCCCTTGCGGCATCGAAGAGAAGAGAGAGCTGTTTGTTCTCGAATATCTCTTGTGCTTTCTGAGCTGTTTCATCGTCAAAGTAATATGTAGGCTTGGCTGGTTCTTCATCCATGTCGAATCCCATCAACCACATAGCATTTACTTTTAAAACTTTTGCAAGTTTCGGTGCTGATATGTTAGATGGTTTATGACTACCATTAACATATTGGCTTATGGAGGCTTTGCTAACTCCACTTCTATCTGCAAGTTCTTGTGCACTCATATTTATATTATTCATAGCTTGTTTTAATCGGTTAGCAGTTGTTGGCCATTTCATATACTAAACCTCCTCTATCTATATATGCATATTTTATATTTGGATTATACAACAACGTTTAACCGAAATCAAACAAAAAGTTAAAAACTTTAAACTTTAGGGTTGACAACTGAGTTAAACAGGGTTAAACTAGCATTAAAGTTAAACGAGGTTTAACAAATGCGAATGGAAGGAGGTACGACAATGCCATATCAGTATGACAAGCTGAGAGGAAGAATAATAGAGAAGTACGGAACGCAGGGTAATTTTGCCAAGGCATTGGGATTATCAAGTAATTCTGTATCAAAGAAGTTGAACTGTAGAACTGGATTTACTCAGGAAGAGATGAACAAGTGGGCTGAACTACTTGACATTGATTTAAAGGACTATCCAGCGTATTTTTTTGCTTAGAAAGTTAAACAGAGTTTAACCGATAAGAGAAAGGAGAGGCATGACAACAGGGAAGTTAAACAAAATACTGGAAGCACTGGACGGAATCAGTTATTTGGACTGGGTTAAGTTGGAGAGAGAAGTGAATCAGAGATTCAATGCCGATATCCGCTTAATGTCAAACACAACACCATTAAGGGATACCGACAAAGTCTTTAAGGAACTGGCTAAGTGTGATTCTAACCTTCGACAGTCTGAATAAATATAGGATTTATTCGGTAGACAACACCCTTGTAAAGAATTTTCACATAGTCAAGTTCGTAATAGGTATCTGGCTTGCGATTTTCAGGAGCGTAGATAACTGCGTTTTCTTCATACCACATATCAGGAGACTTGCCATCGTTACCTATTTTGCAATCTGGGTCATCGTTCAAACACACCCAGTTGCCAATAAGACATGCATAAATCTTCATAGTTTCACCTTCTTTCGTATGGATTGATGCTTGATGCACCTATGGAAATTATAGGGTGGAATGATGGAGACGACAAGGAGAAAGGAGGGAAGAAATGCTCAAGAAGATATACACAGAGCTGGTACAGATAAGAAAAGAGCTCCAGACAATCAGAAAGCTACTGGAGCCAAAGCCGAATCCTGTTGTCGTAATTCAGAAAGAGTATGGAGAGGAACCAAAGAAAAGATGTTGACCACGATCATTGGCATAGCCATTGGGACATTTGTCGGAAGGTTGATTTTCGACATTTGGAAATCAAGAAGGAAAGGAGATAGGAACGATGAAGACAAAGAAACTTAAGAAAGAAGTGGACAAGACGATAAAGCACCTGTGTAAGAAGGTTAGAGACGATAACTATATGTGTGACTACAAGGATTCCATGGCACGGACTCTTGACTCCATGATGAAAACAAGAGCCCGGCTTGGTAAGTCAAAAAAGACTAAGTAAGAGATTATCTAAGCTTTACGTTTACATTACAAGCTTTAATAGCTCTTTTAGATATGTTGTCATATAAAGCTACGATCTCTTCAATGGTCTTGTCTGATAAGTCCTGGTTCTGAAGGTAAAGCAGTGTCAGTGCCTCAGCCTTAGTAGCAGGAAATGTCTTGAAAGTTTCCATAGTTGCACTCCTTTCTATGTATTTAGTTATAAACATATGTTCATACCAGTATATATCGTATCTAAATATAAGGAGGTAGTCAAGTGGATAAGGAAACAATATTACAGGCTGTTGAGGGAGAAAGACTCAGACAGGGCATGTCAAAACGTAAATTGGCTGAAAAGGCAGGATTTACTGACAGGAGCTTGTACATGTGGGAATCAGATAAAAGAGGAATGACATTGACTAATGCCGACAGCTTATTGAAAGCGGTTGGGTTGAAGCTGGTCATAGAGAAAGACGTGTAAAAAATATTTGCATTTTTTGAAAATACTCGTCTGTTACATGTTGCAAAACATTACGCAAAAAGGAGGTGAGAACAACGGAAGAAACAACAATATACACAGTTGCTGAGGTAGCGGAAATATTACATACAAATGTTGCGTATGTACACAGGCTTAGGAAAAGCGGACAGCTTAAATTTATGAAATTGGGAGCTTACAAAGTCCGTAAACAGGAGTTGGATAGGTTCTTGGCTGAGGCAGAGGGTATGGACTTGTCAGATCCATTTAAACCACGAAGTCTGGAGGCTGAGTGAAACAAAAAAAGCACCTTTGGAATTGCAGTTCCGCCGGTGCATAGAAAAATACTCAAGAAAATCATAGCAGAAAAGGGGAAGAAAAGCAATGAAGAGAAACTTAGACACGAAGGCTGTCAAGGCGGTGTGCCTTGCGGCGATGCTGATAATACTGATCATTATGGCATATAACATCATATTTAACACGGCTTTGGTTATGGCTCTCCCGGTTGGCAGCCTCATAGCATATTTGCTTGGAACAGTATTCACAGAGCTGGGACTGCTTAACACAGTGGAGCAGATGAACAGGATTGAAGATCAGAGAGAAAGTGAACAGCCATGGTAAGTATGAAAGCCCTTGGCAGCCATGAAGAATGGCTCAGGGCAAGAACCAAGATAGGTGGGTCGGATGCCTCGGCTATTGTGGGAATGAACCCCTACAAGACCAACGTGGATCTATTTAAAGAGAAAGCCTACGGCATAGAGCCGGAGGACATATCGGATAAGCCTTATGTCAAGTATGGAACAGAGGCAGAAAAGCATCTGAGGGAGCTATTCAAGTTGGATTATCCAGAGTATCAAGTTGGGTATGTGGAAAACAACATGTTCACAAATGACAAGTACCCGTGGGCGCATGCATCTCTTGATGGCTGGCTTTTAGATCAGGATGGCCGCAAGGGTGTGTGGGAGTGCAAGACTACCAACATTCTGCAGTCAAGACAAAAGGAGAAGTGGGATCATAGGATCCCGGATAACTATTACATACAGGTGTTGCACTATCTCATGGTGACGGAATTTGACTTTGCGGTGCTCAAGGCTCAGCTTAAGTCGGAGTTTAACGGTGATGTATACCTGCAGACGAGGCACTACAAGATAGAGCGGTCGGAGGTAGAGGATGACATTCAGTATCTTATTGACGCTGAAAGAGACTTCTGGGAGTGCGTACAGGTGAGGAAAGAACCACCGCTGATACTCCCGGAGATATAGGAGAGATGCAATGTATTACAACGAATGTCCGCAATGCGGTGCTTACTTGGATCCAGGCGAGCACTGCGACTGTGAGGAAGAGAGACAGCGACAGACACAGCGTATCATGGCGATGGTGCGAGAGAACAAGGAGAGTCACCAGATGGAGCTGGTGCTGAATTAGGAGGTTTACATGGAATTAAGAGTTAATGAGGTAGCGATACCAGAGAAGATTGATTTTAACTATGAGGAGCTCAAGGCTGAGCTTACATCTAAGGTCTCATTTTATGAGACGCTTGTCTACACAGATGACCAGATCAAGGACGCAAAGGCAGACAAGGCCAATCTGAACAAGCTGAAGAGAGCCCTCAATGATGAGCGCATCAGAAGAGAGAAAGAATACATGCAGCCGTTTAATGTGTTTAAGGCTCAGATCAATGAGATAATAGGCATTATAGACAAGCCTATAGCGGTGATAGATGAACAGGTCAAGGCATTTGACGAGAAGCGCAAGGCCGAAAAGCAGAAAGCCATTGAAGAATTGTTTGCGACTATCGGTTTTCAGAATTTTGTCACGTTGGAGAAGATATGGGATCCTAAGTGGTTGAATGCATCGGTATCAATGAAGAGTATAGAAGATCAGATGAAGTCTAAGATGTACGAGATCGGCAACGGAGTGCTTACACTCAGTCAGCTCCCGGAATTTGGATTTGAGGCTACGGAGGTATTTAAGGATACATTAGACATTAACAAGGCCATTTCTGAGGCTAAGAGAATGTCAGAGATCGCAAAGGCAAAGGCTGAGGCAGAGGCAAGGAGAAAGGCTGCAGAAGAGGCACGAAAAGCAGCAGAAGAGGCAAGACGGAAGGCTGAAGAAGAACGCAAGGCACAGGAGAGAGCTGCCGAGGAGCAGAGAGCCGCAATGGCAAAGGCTATGACACCACCTGAGGATGCACAGCCAGCACCAGTAGAGGAATCACAGCCGGAACCACAGAAGATGGTAGTCAAGTTTGAGGTTGAACTTACAACGGATGATGCAACGGCTCTGAGAGAGTTCTTCCAGAGCAGAAATATAACATTTAGAGCGATTAAGTAGGAGGTATACAAAATGATTAAGTCAGAAATGGGATCAGTATCAATGAGAGGAACAACACCGGTTCTTATATCGGAGTTAGCACTTGCGGTGAAGGGAATAAGAGAATCACTTGCTAAAGAGTATGGAGAGACAGCTACAGATGAGTTGATAAACAAAGCAGTGGAAGCATCCAAAGCTGAGGGAGACCTTGACGAGATTATGCAGGGGCTCATACATGATACGTTTGACATATTGACCAAAGTGGATCGTCACAAAGACAACACAGAGAATCCGATATCAATTCTGGAGGATATCTTGCGCAAGGCATTTGAGGACATGATTAAGCATTAGGAGGTAAGGAATAATGGCAGTAAATAACAGTTTAGTAGCAAGAAACAAAGCACAGCAGAATCTTGGAATTACAGCATACCTTACACAGGATGCAATCAAGAATCAGATTAACAAGGTGGTTGGTGGTAAGAACGGACAGAGGTTCATATCTGCTATCGTATCAGCCTATAACACCAACCCTACACTTCAGGAGTGCACGAATCAGTCGATTCTTTCAGCTGCACTTCTTGGTGAGAGCTTACAGCTTTCACCATCTCCACAGCTCGGACATTATTACATGGTCCCGTTCAATAATACCAAGGCAGGTACCAAAGAGGCACAGTTCCAGATGGGATACAAGGGATATA